AGGCCATTGTGGTCATTGCCAATGAGGGTTTGCTGTTAAAAGCAGAAGAAAATCCGTACATGATGAAAGACAGGCCAGTTCTGTCTTATCAGGACGATACCGTTCCAAATCGGCTGCTGGGCAGGGGTACGGTGGAGAAGTCCTACAACATGCAAAAGGCGATTGACGCGCAAGTGCGTAGCCATCTGGACTCACTTGCGCTGACCACCAGCCCAATGATTGGTTTGGACGCATCTCGCCTTCCACGGGGCGCTAAGTTTGAGGTGAAACCTGGCAAAGCGTTCTTAGTAAACGGCAATCCAGCCGAGATTCTCTACCCGTTCAAGTTTGGCGAGACAAGTCTGAACAATCTGAATACGGCTAAAGAGTTTGAGCGCATGTTGCTGCAAGCCACCGGCACGATGGATGGTCAGGGCATGGTCAGCCAAGGCAATCGGGACGGCGCTGGCATGTCAATGGCAGTCGCCACGATCATCAAGAAGTACAAACGCACACTGGTTAACTTCCAAGAGGATTTCTTAATCCCCTTTATCCAAAAAGCATCGTTTCGCTACATGCAGTTTGATCCAGAGCGCTATCCATCGGTGGATATGAAGTTCATACCGACGGCCACACTGGGCATCATTGCTAGAGAGTACGAGCAGCAACAGTTTGTGGGTCTGTTACAGACTCTTGGCCCGAATACGCCAGTGCTACCCATCATTTTGAAGGGAATTTTTGCCAATTCCAGCCTGTCTAACAGGTATGAAATGATCGCGGCCTTGGATCAGATGAGCCAGCCCAACCCACAGGCGCAAGAGTTGGAGCAAGCCCAACAGCAACTGGCCTTGCAAGCAGCACAGGCCCAGATTGCGGTGCAGACTACGCAAGCAGAGCAGAATCGTGCAGAGGCACAGAAGCTGGCAGTTGAAACCCAGCTTATGCCGCAAGAAGTTCAGGCCAAGGTGCTTGCATCAGCGACTAAGAATCTCCCATCTGGCAATGAAAGCAATGAGTTTGACAAACGAGTCAAGATTGCGGAGTTGATGCTCAAAGAAGCGGACATCAAGAACAAGTCCAAGATTGTTGAGCTGCAGATGGCCGACAAGCAAAATAAAGTATCAGGGATGGAAGACGACTTCTTGGATCAATTGACCAAGGAGTTGAACAATGGACGTTGAAAGCCTAGCCAAGCAGCTAATCCTCAAGGGGATGACGGAGGAGCAGCAGAACGCTGTTCTTGAGTCCATCAAGACAACTATGGGCAACGCTCGCACGGTGCAAAAGCAACGCATTGGCGAGAATGTACAAGTCGTAGTTCAGGCGCTCAAGAAAATTGAGGCTGACATCAAGGCTAGGTACGATGAGACAGGCAAAGCCATTGAAAAGCGGGTCGCTAGCATCAAAGATGGTCGTGATGGGCGTGATGGTGTAGATGGCAGGGCGGGAAAAGACGGAAGGCCAGGTCGTGATGGCGCTGTTGGGCCTCGCGGGATTGATGGACTCAACGGCAGCAACGGCATTGATGGTCAAGACGGCATTTCTATCACGGATGCTCACATTGACTTTGACGGCAGTCTGATCATTACGCTATCTGACGGCAAGTTGTTAAATGTCGGTGAGGTTGTTTCGCAAGACATTGCCGAAAAGATCAAAGTCATTCAAACCATGTCCACCAATGGGGCGGTGGGCATCAGCGATGAGGGCAGCTCAATCTCCACGGGTGTGAAGAACATCAACTTTGTTGGTGCGACTGTTACCGCTACGAATTCTGGTGATGATGTCACCGTCAACGTAAGCGCTGGAACCGGCACAGTGACTAGTGTTGCTGTATCGGGTGGTTCTACTGGTCTGACTACAAGCGGTGGGCCAATTACCACAACTGGCACGATTACCTTGGGCGGCACTTTAGCGGTGGCTAGTGGTGGTACGGGCACAGCAACGCCTGGCTTGGTGGCCGGTACAAACATCACCTCAATTACAGGTTCATGGCCTAACCAAACAATCAATGCAAGTGGTGGTTCTGGAACGGTTACAAGTGTGGCAGCTACGGGCGGCACGGGCATCAGCGTTTCGGGTAGCCCGATCACAACTTCTGGCACGTTGACCATCACCAATACAGCGCCTGACCAGACGGTGGCTTTGACACAAGGCGGCACAACCACGATCACTGGTACTTACCCTAACTTTACAATTTCATCTGCTGACCAGTTTGTCGGCACTGTTACCTCGGTCACTGGAACATCTCCCGTTGTCTCTAGCGGCGGCACAACACCAGCAATTAGCTTGGCCTCTGGCTACGGCGACACGCTCAACCCTTACGCCAGCAAGACGGCTAACTTTGTTTTGGCTGCGCCTGATGGGACTGCTGGTGTACCAACATTCCGCGCTGTTGTTGCGGCTGACATTCCTACACTTAACCAAAACACTACAGGCACAGCCTCTAACGTAACTGGAACTGTAGCTATTATTAATGGTGGTACAGGTGAAATAACACGACAAGCCGCAATGGACGCACTGGCGGGTTCTACAACTAGCGGTCAATATTTGCGCGGTAACGGTGCGGATGTGGTCATGTCTGCTATTCAGGTTGCGGATGTTCCAACGCTTAATCAAAGCACTACAGGAAATGCTGCTACGGCAACATTAGCCACAAATGTTCTTAATTCTTCTGGTATAAAGAACCGCATCATCAACGGCGCAATGGTGATTGACCAGAGGAACGCTGGGGCGAGTGTTACTTTTGATGGGTCTGCCACAAAATTTCCCGTGGATCGTTTTGGGGGTTTTGAAGATACGGATGGCGAAATGACTGGGCAACAAGATTCGTCAGCACCATCTGGTTTTAAATCTTCTGTCAAATTAACCACCACAACGGCAGACGCCTCTCTTGGTGCTACGCAGCGGGTAATTTTCAGGCAATTAATTGAGGGGCAGAATGTTTATGACCTTGCGTGGGGGACTGCTTCAGCGGCAACAGTAACAATATCTTTTTGGGTTCGTAGTTCTTTGACGGGAACGCATGGCGGGGCGGTTACAAACGGCGCTCAAGATAGATCGTACCCATTTAACTATTCAATTTCTGTTGCAGATACTTGGGAACAGAAATCTATCACAATTGCTGGCGACACATCTGGCACATGGTTAACTACAAATGGCATAGGTATTCGCTTAATATTTGGTATGGGTGTTGGCTCCACATATAGCGGAACCGCTGGGGCTTGGGCGGGAACACGATACGAGTCAGCAACAGGCGCAGTCTCAGTCATTGGCACTCTCAACGCTACTTGGTATGTCACAGGCGTACAGCTAGAAAAAGGCTCAACAGCAACTAGCTTTGATTACAGACCAATAACAACAGAATTTCAATTGTGCTCAAGATACTTTCAAATTTATGGCGGTCAGGGTGGCTCGCCTAATTTTCAAAGCTATGGCAGTGGTGATATGAATACTGTTTACCCACTTCCAGTAGAAATGCGAGTTACTCCGACAGGAACAACAAGTGGAACATGGGCAAAATCAAATTGCGGAGACCCTACTATGGTTCATGCTGGAACAACGGCAATCACAGTTAGGGTTGCCGTTACTATTCTTGGAAAATTTGAAGTGTACCCAAGCGGTGGATCAGGCAAAATTACTTTATCTTCGGAGTTGTAAATGTACAAACTATATAAAAGTGGAAACTGGGAATGTGTGCAACGACTGTCGGACAATGCAATGATTCCATTTGCACCCGACAACACCGACTACCAAGAGTACTTGAAGTGGCTGGCAGAGGGCAACACGCCAGAGGCCGCAGAATGAACCAGATTGACGCCACAGACGCCAAGCTAGCAACGCATGAGGAAATCTGCGCCTTGAGATACGAAGCCATCCAAAAAGGCTTTGAATCAGGCAGCAAGCGCATGAGCCGCATCGAGTACATCCTCTACGCACTGATTGCTGTCACGCTGCTGGGGCCAGGATTCGCTGCTCAACTTATCCAGAAGATTTTGCTCTGATCATGGATGCCCTGCCGCCACCACCACCAGCAGTACAAGCACCAAAACCTGCGTTTGAGTGCGTGCGGTGGAGCTGGTCATCTGACCGGCTGCTGGTCTGGTGTCTGAAGTGGCGGGAAAAGAAATTGTGATCGATCCCGTAAGCGCCCTCGCTGGCATCACTTCAGCTATTTCGCTAGTCAAGAAGGCAGCGAAAGTCGCCAACGACCTCGGAAGCATAGCTCCGATGGTTGCAAATCTGTTTGATGCCGCCAGCGTAGCTAGAAAATCGATGCTTGAGGCCAAGCGATCTAAAAAGGGATCGAATATGGGGGTTGCCCTCCAAATCGAGGTTGCACTGGATGAAGCGAAAAGGTTTGAAGAAGAGCTAAAACTGATTTTCCAAGCTAGTGGCCGTGCAGACGTGTGGAGCCGTATCAAGGCTAGGCAAGCAGAGATGGACAGGGATGATGCCAAAGAAATTAGCGCACTAAAAGCTGAAGAAAAGAAAGCCAAACAAAAAGCAGAGGAGATGACTGAGATTGCTTTTGCTATAGGCTTTATTTTCTTTGTAGTGTTCTTTGCAATTTTTGGAGTAAGCGAACTCATAGACTTTTGCCAAAAAACAGGAAGGTGCGGTTGATGTGTTCGGTCTGCTCAAGTGGTTTGATGTTGGCGATGACTGGCGACTTGGGGTTGATCGTTTTATCAAGTGCTGCGCTGGTGCTCTTGCAATTGATTGGTTCTTAGACCTGCTCTACATCTTGCCTGTCAATGACTCCAAAAGAATCGTAGATTTCATTATTTCTAAAACCCCTCTGTAGGAAATTCAAATATGGGTTGGCTGATCTTTCAGGTGATGCATGCGGGGGGCAAGTTCTGATGGCAGATGAACGCCTTGCCTTGGTGGACAAAATATTTGCCTTTTGTACATCGCCGTTCCGGCTGTTCGCATTGGTGCTGATGGCAGTCCTGACCTTTGCAGGGTATTTTGTATATACAAACCAAGAGCTTCTGATTGGCGCCTACAAGGAGTCAAAAAAGATTCCAACGATTGCAGAGGATAGAGTTGAGGATGCAGCAGCGCATCTGTTTAAACAGACGGGCGCTGTTGTGGTCGCGGTGTTCAAAGTAAATAGCATGTTTGGCACTCGCATCCTTCACAGGGCGTACACCAGAGAGGGTCGGGAGAAGGCTATGGATGGACTTGACGTGGGGCTGTTTACGGCCAACCAATCCAACAACCTGGACGTGGTGAAACTCCTTTCAAACGAAATCCCGTGCGGCGAATACACCAGCGCACAATCAGAGATGGGGATTTGGTATATTGAGAAGGGCGTGGGGTATACCTGCCGTATTTCGGTCCCCCCAGAACCGGGCAGGTTCGTTGGACAAATCACAGTCGGGTGGGCATCACCTCCAGATAATGCAGAAAAGACGAGAGCAATGTTGCAGATAGCCGCCGGAATGCTGGCAAGGAGCAGACAATGAATCCAGAGCTACAAAAATACTATGAAGACAGGTTTGACCTGTTCTCCCGCCAAGGCTGGGCTGATCTGATGGAGGATGTTGACAACATGCTCATCCCGTTAAACAATGTGTCTACCATTGCGGACGAAAAAAGTCTACAATTCCGCAAAGGCGAGATTTCTATTCTTATTTGGCTAAAAACGCTTAAAAGCGTCAGCGAACAAGCATACGAGGACTTGAATGAAAAGAATGTATGAATTTGTCTGCGATTGCGGACAACGCACAGAGGCACTGACCGATTATGAGACGATCAGTGTGCTGTGTAGATGCGGGGGGTTCGCCTCTCGTGTCATAAGCGCCCCGTCGTTTAACTTAGAAGGGTGGTCTGGGACGTTTCCATCATCGCATGGAAGGTTCGAGAGAAAGCACCGTGAAAGGTTAAGCGCAGAGCGTAAAGCCAACTCATAAGCGCAAGCCGAGTTGAATTATCCTAGAACCTTTTTGGCAGGAAAAAATATGTTGATTGATGAAGAACAAGAGCCGCTAGGTGAACTCGAAATCGAGGAAAAGAAATCTACTGAACTTCCTGACAAGTACAGGGCTAAAAGTTTGGAAGAAGTTGTACGGATGCACCAAGAGGCTGAAAAGCTAATTGGCAAGCAAGCCCAAGAGGTGGGCGAAGTCCGTAAACTCGCTGACGAATTACTCAAGCAAAACCTCAGTTCTAAGCAACAACAAGTAGAGGTTGAACCGGAAGTTGACTTTTTTGAGAACCCTCAAAAAGCAGTTCAAACGACGATTGATAAACATCCAGATGTTCTCGCAGCCCGACAAGCGGGTCAAGATTTCAAAAAGATGCAGATTCAGCAGAGGCTAACGCAAGAGCATCCTGACTACTCTCAAGTGGTCAACGATACTGGGTTTCAGGAGTGGGTGAAGTCTTCGCCTATTCGTTTGGGACTTTATGCAAGAGCAGATGGTGATTTTGATTTCGATTCGGCCAATGAATTGTTGTCCACTTACAAAGAATTGCGTGGCATCAAGGTTAAGGAATCGGGGCAAGCAGAAACTGCTGCTCGAGCGAAGACCATGAAAGCAGCACAAGTTGATGTTGGTGGCTCTGGCGAGAGTTCAAAACGGGTCTACAGACGGGCTGACCTTATTCGTCTCAAAATGACTGACCCTTCGCGTTATGAAGCACTCAGTGATGAAATACTCACAGCTTACGCCGAGGGTCGCGTTCGATAATTTAACTGGAGAATTAACATGGCATATCCTACCCCAGCGGTAACAGTAACTACCGCAGCAACGTTCATCCCCGAAATTTGGAGTGATGAAATCATCGCCGCCTACAAGAAAAATCTTGTTCTGGCAAACATCGTAATGAAGATGAATTTCAAAGGTAAGAAGGGCGATGTGGTTCACATCCCTGCACCTACCCGTGGTTCAGCTTCTGCAAAAGCAGCATCTACTGCCGTTACTCTGATTGCCGATACTGAGACAGAAATTCAAGTGTCCATTAACAAGCACTTTGAATATTCACGTTTCATTGAGGACATCGTTGAAGCACAAGCCCTAAACAGCTTGCGCCAGTTCTACACTGCTGACGCTGGCTATGCGCTTGCCAAGCAAGTAGACACTAGCTTGATCCAATTGGGTCGTGCATTCAATGGTGCTACTGTCGGTACTAACGACTACGCAACCAGCAATACAACCACCAAAGCCTTCATTGGCGGCGATGGTACAACTGCTTACAACAGCACAACTTCAAATGCTTCCGCTTTGACAGATGCCGCTATTCGCAGAACCATTCAGCGTTTGGATGACAACGACACTCCTATGGATGGTCGTTTCTTTATCATTCCTCCTTCAAGCCGCAATACGTTGATGGGTCTTTCCCGTTACACAGAACAGGCTTTTGTGGGCAATGGCAATGCAATCCGTACTGGTGAAATCGGTAATCTGTACGGCATCCCTGTTTTCACATCTAGCAATGCTGATACTGGTGCTGGTAACAGTGCAACAGATCGTATCTGCCTGATGGGTCACAAGGACGCAATGGTTCTGGTGGAGCAAATTGGTATCCGTTCGCAAACTCAGTACAAGCAAGACTACCTTGCCACTTTGTTTACATCGGACACCCTGTACGGCGTTGCCGCACTTCGTGCAGCCGCTACTACTGGTGCAGCTCTGTCTTCTAGCGCTTTTGCGTTGGCAGTGCCAGCCTAACCCCACGCCCCCAGAAATGGGGGCATTATTTTTAAGGAGTTAGAAAATGGCAGCAGCAACAGCAGTTACCTCACGCAGAGGCAATGACCAGTTCCGTGGTCTATTTACAGACACTTGGGACGTTTCCTGTACTCTGAATAGCGCATCAGTAGCTACCGTATCTACCGCTACAGACACAGTAACTGTCCCAGGCGTTGCTTTGGGCGATATGGTTATCGGTATGGCAATTGGCGTTTCTGAAGCAGGTTTGGTTCGTAGAGCCTATGTTTCAGCCGCCAACACAGTGACTATCGTGACCTACAACCCAACGGCAGATGCTGTGGACTTGGCATCGACTACCCTGTCACTTATTGTGGCTCGGGCGTTGTAATTAACAGGGGGCTTCGGCCCCCTTTTTAGGATAATCATGGCAACTTTTCGCTGTTTGCAATCAGGAACTACTGTGACTTTTACCCAGCAAGTGGACATCGACTCGATGCGTGGGCATCAAGGCTATGTGCGTCTGGAGGAGCAAGTTGAGCCTGAGATCAAACCGCTGTCAGTGCCAGTCAAGAAGATGGGTCGGCCTCGTAAATCAACTGTTGAAGGATAAATCATGTACGGTAAAAAAATGTCCGATAAAAAAGCAATGCCCATGACTATTGTTGTGGCCGTTGGCAAGCCAAAAGCCATGCCCAAGCGTGGTCAACGCACTGCCACTAACATGGCAACTAAAGCTAAACGAGGCAAGTAATGTCTATTTTTCAACTTGATCCTAACAATGTGGCGCTTGGCGTCCCTAGTTTGGGGACGACTCAGGTGTTTACGGTTAGCAATTCCAGCGTTCAATCGACTGCCTTTGGCGCGTCCACGACGATGGTTCGGCTGTCTTGCTCATCGGGTCATTGCCATTTCCAAATTGGCACAAATCCAACGGCCAGCGTTACGACATCACCCATGATGCCGAATAACTTTTCT